GATCAAAGCGGAGATTCGCTGTAGGTACTTTAAGGGTGTTAAGTTTGAGGACCTCATCTACTTTGAGGGAGGTAAGTTTCGGATCTACTCTATACAGTATGAAGGGCGGCACGAGGTACTGAAGCTTCGGGCCGAGCTCCGAGACGACGATACTTTTTTCGGCCTACCGAACGAGGACTATGAATTCATAACAGCTTACGACTCTGATCATACCAGAACGTCTGCTGATTTTAAGGTTATAGAGAACGCTCCGTTTCCTAAACAGTCAGGCGGCAATTATGTGTTTGGATCTGCGGCTACACTCACGATTGGTGACGGGGCTGCTTCCCAGGAGTCCTCAAACATAACGAGCGTGCAAGAAAGGTTCCCGTACACTGTTGCAGGAGACTTGGCTATTCCCGCTGACGGAAAGATAAGAAGCTACACGTCTGCCTGGTACAACATGTACCCAAGCAGCGATTCTCCTTACGCTAGGTTAGAGGTAGGTGGAGTATCTTTGTTTACAGGTACAGATATATTGATCGGTGCCGGGACTGCCTCTGCTACTACGGACACAAACGGGAACAAGTTCTACAAAGCAACCACGGCCAACTGGTCTGATGTGGATGCTGCTCAGTACAGCACTCCTTACGGAGACACTCAGGGATTTCTTTACTACAGGTTAACACCGATTGGACCTATTGCAAATTATCTCAGCACCTTAAACTCTAGGGACAGTGAGAACTCAGTGACTAGAACAGCGGGCGGATCTGTTTACTCAGAGTACGGACACCCTGTAACGGTTACCAATAAGTCTCTCTCTTTTCCTACCGACATCACATCCAGGACGTTTCGTCAGGGAGGTCAGTTGAGCGGTCGTATTTCCACAAACAGCCAAGAAGACATACTCACTTCTTTTTCTAAGGAGAAGCCAAAAACAGGTAACGTTCGTGTAACGGATTCGACTGGCGGGTTGAGGATAAGTGTAATAAACTCTGCCGTTGTGACCAAGGTGGACGGAACAACGGAAGACGTTGCTGCCACTTTTGAGATCGCTTCAGAGTCGGGGCCAGCAGGGATTTCTTTTGCAGAATCTCAAACACTTTTAAGTGACCACAAAGGAGGATCAATTACTTTTAATGTAGACTTCTCTCCAAACACTACCACTGGCACCCATTCTGAAAACACGACATCTGCGATAGGTGTTGATCTAACTTATAAATTGGTGTAATGGGAGTAAAGCTTAAGATACCAGCTTCAGAGTTAAAAAAGCTAGACAGAGCTATAAGGGACTTTGGGCAAGGTTTAGAGAAAAGCTCCGTTGAGAGAGAGTTTGACAAAGCCTTAAGGCGCTCTGCTACTCCGTGGCAAAACGCTTTAAACAGAGGACAGATGTACAAGAAGCTGCAAAGAAACACCGGTGGCTTTGACAAACCAATGGGCAACACTAAGATAAAGGGTAAGTCAAAAAAGATTTACGGAAGAAGAGTCGGTCCAAAAATGAAAGGCAAGTCTGCTGGGTGGAGAGCTCACTTTTTTGCATCTCCAGCAAGACAAATACGCCCAGGAAAAAGAGTCAACTTCTATGGCCTTTTTCAAAAAAAGAACAGAGAGGTTGTAGGTAAATTAAACAAAGAAATAGTCCTGATTTTGGACAAACTAGCAAACAAAACTTTTAAATAATCAATCATGGCTACAGTAGCATCAAATCAATTAGGCGTTTACGCCATCGACGGGGGATCGATTTCTCCTCTAACAACAACGACAACACTCAGCGACGGCGGCTCCAACCCCGCAGGTGTCGTAGAAAACGAATTCATTATTAAGATCGACTCAGCCGGAGCGTTCGTTGGACTGCTTAAGGCGGGAGCAAGCTCTCTTGCTGATTACAGCGTAGTGGCAGGCGATCTTTGTGCAGCAGCAACGACTACAACCCTAGACGCTTCAAACACTATCAATGAGGTAGCTGCTCGTAACGGAGTTGGTGGATCAACCAACTATATCGCTTCAGGTGCGTTCTCATGGAACTTCTCAGTAGACGGTCTTATTGACCTGACCGCAAACGCAGCAGGAGACACGGGAACCCCTATCACGATCGTGGATTTAGCTAAGGAGTCAAAGTACGTTATCGTCCGTTTTACAACTAAAATCGGAAACGATACAGGAGGTGGTCTCGGAGACGACTCAGGGGTGGTTTCTTATATTGGCCAAGCTCTTATCGAATCAGCGTCACTGACTGGTGGTGTAGACGATATCGCGACATACAGCGCAACTTTCCGTGGATACGGAGACTTGTACAAGGAGATTGCAGCCTAATAATTAGGTCTTTCATAGGGCGGCATGAAAGTCGTGTCGCCCTCTTTTTTATTTAATCAACCACATGGATTTATCAAACAACTTTCGAGGGGAGTTTAAGGTTACCTTTAAGAAGAAGGAACACGACGCCCTGTTCACAATGAATGCGTTAAGGCTTCTTTTGAAAAACGAAAAAACTAAATTAGAATCGTTCGATGAATGGGTGTCTTCTGACCCTCTTACTTCGATTCCCTTAATTGGTTATTACAGCGTTTTAAATAGTTGTGTTTATGCAGGAAAAAAGTTTTCTGCGAACAAAGAGGTTTTCATTGCGGAAATCCTTGACTCTGGTCAGCTAGAACTTATATCTGAAGCTATGGCTTCGGCAATGCAGGTTTCTGACGAGGGAAAAAAGTAACGGATGAGGAAGATTTAGAGACACCTAGCCTAAAAGACCTTTACTTTAGAGCTCTTAAGGCTGGTGTTTCTCATGAATCCTTTTGGACAATGACTTTAGCCGAAGTCTCTTCCGTTTGTAGTGGCTACTTAATGAGGGATGAGTTAATGTGGAATCATACGTCTTCAATGATGTGTCTTACCGCAAACATAAATGCCGCAAAAGGAAAGAAGTTTGAGCCCAAAGACTTTAATCCTTACAGCGAGCACCATAAAAAACTACCAACTAAAAAAGAAGCAGAAATGCTTTACGAAACTTTTAAATCATTCTGATGGCAGCACAAACAACAGTAACGGCTAAGATACTTGCGGATGTATCGGACTTCTCAAAAGGAATGAAAAGAGCGGGATCGTCTTTGCAAAAGTTTTCGTCTGCCGCAACGAAGGCTGGAAGAGACATAACGACATCGATATCAGCGCCTCTTATACTTTTAGGAAGAGAGGCTTTAAAAGTTGCCAGTAGCTTTGACTTGGCCCAAAGAAAAATACAGGGTATTCGAGGGGCAGACGCGCCAATTAAAAAACTGGTAAGCACAGCCAGGGAGCTTGGTGCCAGCACGATCTTTACGGCAGAGGAAGTTAGTAACCTTCAGCTCTCTCTAGCAAAACTTGGAAAGAGCGACAATGAAATACTGGCTCTTCAGGGCTCTATTTTAAAGCTCGCTCAAGCCATGGACATGGACCTGGCTGAAGCTGGAGAGTTGGTCGTTAAGAACCAGAACAGGTTTAGAGACTCCCTTAAAGCTGTAGGAACCGACCTGGAACAAGCTTCGTTTATAACGAACGTCTTTACAAAAGCCACTCAGTCGTCACTCCTAACGTCTGAAAGCCTGGCGACCGCATTAAATTATTCTGGATCAGAGGCAGCAGCCTATGGCCTCACTCTTACGGACACGGCGGCTATACTTGGCTTGCTTGCAGATAATGGTTTTGAAGCAAGCAGGGGTGGTACTACATTTAGACGTATATTGGGCCAGCTTGCAAAAGACGGCCTTAGTGCAGAACAAGCAATTGCCGCGTTATTTAGTTCTACAAAAGGTTATGCAGCAGAGCTTGAGCAGTTCGGTTTAAGAGGAGCGGGTGGGCGTAAGGTTTTGGCTGATCTCCTTCCTCAATTTCAAGAGCTAAAAGAGGCTCTAGAAAACTCAGAGGGAACTGTTGACAAGTTCGCTTCCGCAATGGACGAATCTTTGTTTGCTGTTTTTAAAAGGTTGATATCTGCTCTTTCTGACTTTGCGATTGAGCTAGAAGAGCTTTTTGGAAAACAACTAAAAGAATTTATAAACGGAATTACTGACTTTGTTAGAGGGCTATCTGAAATGGACTCTCAGGTAAAAAGAAACATAGCTATCACGCTTGCTTTTTTCGCTGCTCTTGGTCCTCTTTTGTTAATCATAGGTGGTCTTACTTCTGCTGCTGGGTTTTTTGTTAGCGCAATAGCAGGGCTTGGTTTTAAGGTGTTGAGAGTAAGGGTTTTCTTTAGACAACTGGCCATGGAGCTCGGATTTGTCGCCAGCTCCTTTGGCGCTCAGACATCTGCCGCCATAGCGTCTAAGGTCGCTACAAATGCAGCGGGAGTGGCTGCCGTAAAAACAACAACAAGGTTTAAACTTTTTAGTAAAGCGTTAAGGGGTTCGGCTATTATATTCGCCCTTGAAGGAATACTCGCTTTAATAGATAAAATCAATAGGGCCTTAAATGTTGATGAAGAAATGGCCGTGGCGTCGGCAAAAGACGCAGCTCTTCAACTTGAGGTAAAGGCAGAGGTAAAAGCTCTAGATGACCTAGACATGACCGAAGTCGAAAAGCGGGTCAGAGAGGGTGCTGCTAAATTAACGTTGGATTTTAGGGACGGCATAACACCTGTGCCTGTTGATAAGATAGCTGAGAGGTTGGTTCCGCTAGGTGTTGCTGAGGCGATTCAAAAAAGAGCAGATGAAATAATAAACTCAGGAGTAAATCTGTTTGGGGGAGATCCTTTTACAATAGCCATAAACCAATACTTTGCCGCCTTAGCAAAAAAGCGAAAAGAAGATGAGATCCAGTCTAAGATAGACGAAGGAAGCATAAGCAATATTGCTAAATTAGTTGACGAGTATTCTAAGTTAAAAAACCAACTCCTTGACCTTAAAAAAGCAGGACTTCGAGGAGAAGACGTTGACTTCAACGCCCTGGATGAGCTAGAGAATAAGTACGAAGAGATAGGAAAAAAGCTAAAGGCGTTAGGGGTTTCAGGAGCAGAAGCAGCCGATGATCTTTTAAAAATCCCTGAGTCTTTGGACAGGCTTGATTCCGCAGGCAAAAAAGTAAGCGATACAATAGAAGTCCTTACCGACGAGGAAAGGACCAAAAGGATGGACGCGGCTTTTGCTGGAATGATAGACCCGATGAGAGGCTTGAAGACCGGAGCAAATGAAGCCCATGAAGCCATACAGGAGATAATAGAGCAACTTGAAGAAGGAGAATTACTTGCTAATATTCAAGAGATAGAGGGTGTTGTGTTCAGTATTGGTGATTTGTTTTCGAAAGCATTTGAAACGGCGCTTAAAGGAACCGAGTCGTTGGGTAAAGCTATAAAAACAACGCTAATTGACGCAATCAAATCTTTGATTGCAAAACTAGCGGGACTGGCTGTAGCCTGGGGTATTGTCGCTCTTTTGGCAACCATAGCAACAGGAGGAAGTAATCTTCAACTGGCGGCGCAAAACATCAAAAGTGCTGGGTTTGGAAACTTTATGCTACAAGGGATGGGCGTAGGGTCTTTTAACACAAAGTCTGGTAGAGAAAACAATCTAAGAGTAGAAGGCGTTCTTAGTGGGTCTGACGTAGTTTTAGGGTCCCGCCGAGGGGTAACCGCATTAGATAGAGTTTATGGCTAGGAGAATAGTAAATACGACATATAAGACGCCAGACGGATGGTCTTATCGAATGGAGATCTGGAACATGACCTTGACGTCAACCACTTTTTCTCCAATCACAGACGTGGAAATATCTAACCCAGGCTTCACGATAGACTGGAAAGGGGGTATAGACAGCATACTGCAACCCATCATGTCTTCTTCAATGAAGTTCTCTGCTTACCTGACAGAGTATCAAAGAACACACTTGACTTTAGGCGTTTATAGCGACGAAGAGTTTGCTATGTCCGTTCGTCTTTATCGATCTACAGGGGTGCAAGAAACCCTAGAGTGGTCGGGAATAATACACCCTGAAGAAACGACAGAAGAGATTGGGGACGGAAGAATCCTGACCACTTTCGTTGCCAGTGATGGGATAGCCTCACTCAAAAACATTGACTTTAAGGACACTACTGGTTCAGAACCAGAGCTGTACTATAATCAAGGCAGCGAATCCAGTGAGCGGGCGTTAATTTATTGGCTAAAAGAGATCGTAAACAAACTTCCCCATTGGGCTGTTTTAGACGCGCATATAGGTACGTCTGAGCCTATGTTTGTAGAGCATAGATTGGTTCGTCCTGTGAACGCGACACACCAAACTTTTCCGTCAGACGACGCGGTTCTGGATCACTACTTTTTGAAGGCAGATTCTTTCTACACCAACCCAAAACCTTCTGAAGAAAGGAAGAAAGGATTTGATAGAAAAAGAACAGACCGAAGAACAAACTTCGTTTCCACTTACGATATCCTGGCGGACATGTGCTCTTCGCTAGGAGCTACTTTTTGTTTTTCAGACGGAAAGTTTCACCTGTTTGACAGAGAACGAATCATAAGGGGTGACGACGACGATATTGGCTTCTTTAATTGGACAAAAGACAGCAATGGGCTGTTCTCTCATTCGGTGGTTTTCACCTCGTCAGGAGCCTCTGAGGGCGCTGACTTACAGCGGGTGGACCTGGACTACATCGGGGCCGACTTTCTTCAAGGAGCCACGCGGAGAGGCGTTTACCCGGTAGAGTCTGTAGCGCAAGTACACGAGGGGGCTGGAAGCGACTTATTGTACCGAACTGGCATCGGCTACGACGGACCTACGTTCGAGACCTTTCTTTACAGGAAAGAAGATATAAACGTAAACACTCAACTTGATGCGATTTTAACGAGTAATTACTATTCTAACCTACCTCCTAACGGGATCATAGATGAGATATCCATTCCTAATGGATCAAATGACGGCACCTTTAGGCTTCATTTCTCAGGCGACGCCAGTTACTGGAATTCTGGATCAGGAATTGGAGGAGGTTCTTATGAAAACGACAACAGAGGAAACATAGCTGTCCTCCGTCTAGACATAAAGGTGTACGATGGAAGCAATTGGTTTAGGCTAAGAAGGAGGGTGAGGACCTTGGGCTACACGTCTACGGGGGCTGTTTTTGACATAGATGTGCCTTCTACGTCTCAAGACTACAGAGCTAAAACATACGAGCAGTATCAATGGATAAAAGACACTGCGTCAAACTACAGCACAGCGTTCCTTGAGGTAATGATTGGAGCTGATCCAACCGTCCTTACTGACGACAACGCAGGTACTACAGAGGAGTTTCTTCAGTCTCAAGAATTTTCTTATGTTTTTTACACGCCTCCACTACTAAAGCAAGGGAACGACGATTTAGAGTTGGTGGCGGACCAATCGAGAAGTCATTTTATATACAGGTTTGATGAGGAAATTCAAATGCCTACAACAGGCGAGGGTGTTTCGTCTTCTATATCAAAACTTCAAGTAAGCCCTGTCTTAAGGCTATACGAAGTTTCTCATTACAATCACTGGAACGGTTTGTTAGACAGCAATGGAGACCCTGTTGACGTCGTCTCTTCTTCGCAAGAAGAAACTAATTTTGCATCTAGCTCATGGCCTTTAGTAACCGCTTCTCAGGCAGGCGGTTCTTTGACTGGTTCAAATTATTCAGAATCTGACTCTATACTTAGGTCGTTTCAGCTATCGGGGATAGAAGTTTATACGGGCGACGGAACAGAAAACTACGACGCCAGGTACGTCAGCTCTATTACTGCGCCTTCAAACGGTTCTGAGCAAGTCTCTTTAGATTCCACCACGTTTGGAGCTACATTTGAAAACTCAGGCAACAGAACCTTTGGTAGGTACCGAGCTTCACACCCAAGCGACACTTCAAGTCCGCTGAACCGAGAAGACAACCTTAAGTTTCACCCAGACGGATCAAGCATGTCCTACTCAGACATGTACGTTGCTATGGGGTATTACGCTACTTCTAGGGCTCTGTCCATAAGGAGCAAGACTCGGCAGTCTGTTTCAGGGACGATCATACGATGGAACCCAGGAACAGTAGGTACAGATGTTTGTCGTCCGTACAAAAAGTTTAGCACTAAGAAACTATCAGGGAATGTGGAGTATTTTCTTCCCCATTCCTTAACTTTGCAGGTAAATGATCATGCTCAACGCGTCGAAGCATTAAGGTGTTCTGTAGAGGCTGAGATCACAACGGTTGACGAAGCCTCCGACACAGGAAGGGATCCTAACGGACCTCCTGGTTCGGGTAATGGAGGGTTCACTCCTGGGGGAGGTGTTAATCACATTTTTCAGAAGAACCAAACACTAACAACCACAGTGGCTGGTCACACGGCTAAACTAGGACTTATTGATGTTACCACATCGGTTGACTTGGACACGCTTTCCGCTGGCGGTGACAGTTCTTTATTTGGCGATTTATTCCCAATCTTTATTAGCAAGAAATAATGGCTACAGCATACAAAATAGCGCAATTTACGGTTACCGCCTCTAACACATCGCAAGAAGCGTTTGCAGCAAGCGCAAGCAACACAGTTGTGTCAAGCATTATCTGCAATGACGCACAAGGAGCGACAATAACTTTAAGTGTTAAAAAAGGCAGCACGATCATGCAAATCGTAAATCAGACACTTGCCTCAAACGCAAGCACTGATTTGTTGGTTTCGCCTATTGCTTTAGAGGCAACAGACAAGCTAATGGTCACCTCAACTCGTCAAAGCGGGTCAAACTTCGTTATCAGTTATGTCGAAGACACTAATAGCGTCAGCGGACAGGCTATAGGGGTGCTTGCTGATGTACCTACTTCTTTAGGTAGCAGCGGTCAGGTATTGGCTGTTAACTCAGGCGCTACATCTTTAGAGTATGTCGATCAGTCCGGTGGTGGCGCGTTAGATGATTTGTCAGACGTGACAACGGGAAGTGTTTCGACAGGCGATGTTTTAGTTGCCAATGGAGCTGGGACATTTGTATCCGCAAACACCTTGCAGGAATTAAAGGAACTGCTTAAAACAGGAACGGGAAGCACGACAATCACGGGTGATGGGTCAGGGACAAGCACGGACGATGGAAGACTTGATCTGACTGACGCAAAGGCTGAATTGAAGTTTGGAACGGACTCAAATGTTGAACTGACATCTACCACAGCGCGTTTGAAGTCAGGTGTAACAGAGTTAAAGGTCACTGAGACAAGCCCTGGTCAATTGGACTTTGTGGTGGCGGCAGGTGCGTCAGGTGCAGAAACAGCATTTACTGCTGTAGAGATTAATGGTCAGACTACCGCGAACGTAGCGGAAATGAATATTAACAATGGAACTGCTTTTTACATTCATGGAGCGAGCGGTGGCGCGAGACTGCAATATACGGGTAGCGGAGCAGCCATTACTTTGCCAGCTACAGGAGGTACTTTAGCGAAAACAACTGACATACCCGCATCTATTGCTTCGGTCTTGGCAGACACATCCCCACAGCTTGGTGGTGATCTAGACGTAAAGGCTCAAGAGATAAACACGTCAACTACAGACGGCAACATTATTGTTGCACCTAACGGCACAGGTGTTTTAGAAGTTAAAGGGGACACCAACAGTGCTGCAATCGTACTAAATTGCCAGAACAACTCGCACGGTGTCACGATACAAGCGCCTCCTCACTCAGCAGGCGCTACTTATACACTGACTCTACCCACGAGCGATGGCTCAAACGGTCAGTACATGACTACAGATGGATCAGGAAATCTTGCATTTGAGACTTTTGTACTGCCAGACTTGGCGGTTGGCACAGGCAAAATCCAAGATGAAGCCGTCAACAACGATAAAATTGCCGATGACGCAGTAGACGCTGCCAAGTTAGCTAACACAGCGGTCACGCCAGGTAGCTACACAAACACAAACATAACTGTTGACGCACAAGGTAGGATAACGGCTGCTTCAACAGGATCTGGCGGAGGAGGGGGCAGCCTAACAGCCGTCACAGGTACAGCGCCAATTGTAAGCAGCGGAGGCAATACACCTGCTATTAGTATATCAGCGGCTACATCAAGTGCAGCAGGTTCGATGTCAGCCTCAGACAAGACTTACCTACAGAACGTAATAGCCCCATATGACGAGTCAGGAACTAACCTGCCAAAGAACACAATATTTGAGAACACGAACGGAATCACTGAAAGTGCAGGCAAGATCGTTAGCATTCTGCAAGACGAAACAGCAGACAACACGGACGCAAACAGCAAAGACTTTTTAGGGGTTGTTACTAGCACTTCTGACCAATGCATTATAAACGGAGTGGCTGAGATTAGCCAATCCGTACCAACAGGAGCGACAAACGGAAGACCGCTGTGGCTTGGAACGTCAGGTTCATTTATAGCATCTGCACCAACAGCTACAGATTCATACGCTCGCGTAGTAGGTCACTATGTTGGAGCTGTTTCAGGAGGTTTTTTAGTTTACTTCAATCCAAGTAATGACTGGATTCAAATCGATTAATTATGGGAGAAATTTCAGGAGTTCCAACAACAGACATAGACAACGTAGACGGGTTTTACACCACGCAAACAGGTGGCGGAGGCGGTGGCACAGGGGTTGAGGAAAACCCAATTGCAACAGGGGCGCAATTATACGGCAGTACTTCATTGTGGATGCGTGCTGACGTACCTAAAACGTTTGCTCGCAGTGAAGCCTTCACGACCGTGACCTTCAGCAAGATTGAATGCAGCAGGGGTTACACGCAGGTCATGGCTTTAACGTCCAGCGGTCAATTGTGGTACAATTGCGATTCCCCCACTTGGTTAGGTTCGGGTTTTACGGCAGACAAAACATGGCGCAGATACGGCACAGATACAGACTGGACTGATTTGGCAGCCGGTCACAACGTTTGGGGTGCGATAAAGGGTGGCGATTATTATTTTATGGGCTATGGTGGATATCGCCAAGCGGGCGATGGTTCAACTGGCGGTTCGACGGGTTGGACTATCGCGAACAGCAGCCTAACTTGGTCTAAGATTTTCTTTGGTTATCGCCATACATGGTTAATAACGACAAGCGGAGAAGCTTACTCTACGGGGTATGGTTACGACTACATGACTGGCCAAGGAACGACATCGACCATCTCAACATTGGCAAGAGAAAAGAACGACCTAACTAACATTGTGGAAGTGTCAGGAGGCTACCGATGTGCATGGCTTCGCGACAGTTCAGGAAATACCTACTTCACAGGCGCCAACGCAAACCAGCATGCAGGCCCACTAATTACAACAAGCAGTGACCGAAACGGCCCGATGGCAGCAAGCACTGCTGCGGCTCACTACAACTGCGCAAAACTCGGCACGTTTTCATACCACGGAGGCTGCCACATCGACAGCGATGGCTACCTCAGATTTTCGGGCGAAGCGGGCGGTTATATGCGTCCTGACAATTCTACAACAGACAAGAAAGGAGCTTCTGGCGGCTACAAACTTACATCCATGGGTTCAGGTTGGACAGATTATCGCGGTATGGATAAAAACAGTACATCCAGTGAACACAATGCAGTCGCTATAAAAAGCGGGGCGATGTGGAACGGTGGCGAAGACTCGGCAGAATTTAAAGGTAACGTAGACCCAGACGGCAATGCCAGCGATTCTCGACATTGGGTAGAAATTATTTCATCAGGAACAAACTGCGTTGCTCAAAGGGCAGGCGTATTAGCAAAAGGATAATGCAGAAATCAAACATTTACAGAGTAGAAGTAGCGGCAGACACAGACTTTATTGCAGGCTGGAAAGACCCAGCTACACCGCACGTGGACTATATGTTCGACCAAGAATCGTTGGACGAATGCGAAGAGGTTGATGGTCAGTATTTTGCCACCTACAAAACGTGGGTTGTTGAACAAGAAAAAACCGTGCAAATCGTAACAGCAACGGGTACAGAAATCTTAACGATACCAGTTGGTGAATACGGCAAATTAAAGTGAAAATGGAAAGCACAGCGATAGGAATGGTAGTGGAGTTCATCGTCCTTTTGGGCGGTGGAGTAAGCGCATGGATAAAAATAAACAACGACGTGACTATACTTAAATCGAGAATCATAAGCTTGGAAAAAAAAGAAGGAGTCACGGACAAGAAGCTAGACGATCTCATGGAGGCTATTCAGGAGATTAAGATCCTCCTAGCAAAAAAAGGCATATGAGAACGCTCGACAAGATCGTGATACATTGTTCGGCAACACCACCCACAATGGATATTGGTGTTGAAGAGATTAGATTATGGCATGTCAACGAGCGTAAGTGGAGAGACATCGGTTATCACTTTGTAGTAAGAAGGGACGGAGAGGTAGAGCTTGGAAGGCCACTGGAGATGCAAGGGGCTCACGCCAGGGGGCATAATAAGACATCAATAGGCGTGTGCTGGGTTGGAGGTGTTGACAAGGACATGAGCCCAGAGAACAACATGACCAAGAACCAAGAAGCTGAACTTTGGTGTACCGTTCAAAACCTTATTTTAACCTACGGCATAGATAAAGATCAAGTTGTTGGTCACCGCGATCTTCCAGGGGTGAGCAAGGCTTGTCCTTCGTTTGACGTAAAAGAATGGATAGATGGAAAAGATTAAACAAACCAAACTAGGAGAGTGGTTGAAAGAGAAGGCGCCAGGCGTTTTAAGCCTTGTTGGGGACCTTTTGCCAGACCAAGGAGGTCTAGGTATAGTAAAGAACCTTTTAGAGAAAGAGAAGGGCTTAAATCAAGCCGAGGCTGCTACTGCTGTAAAGGCAGAGGTTGAGTTTCAAAACAACGTATCCCGAAGGTGGGAGGCTGACATGTCAAGTGACGTTAAGTTGGCCAAGGTTATCAGGCCAGCTATTATGATCGCCCTGATGTTGTTCTTTATGATCGTAATGGTGTGGGACGGCATGGACGAAACGTTTATACCGAGAGACAGCTACGTGTCTTTATTGGAGATCCTTATGCTCACCGTATTTGGTGCATATTTCGCAGGAAGAACGATCGAAAAAACACGAAGATAGACCGTGGTTGGTTGAAAAAGAAGGGGGGGAGACAATCAAGAAAAACTCCCCCCTTTCGCCCCATCACCTAACCAATATAGTAGAGCTGGCACACCCAGCAATTAGCTATATTCTTCATAACCACCCGGTAAGCGACACAAACAAGGGAGTTTTCTCCCCTACATAAGCACCCACTACATTGAAGGACATGTGCTCTACAGCGTCCTCAATAGACATGTCGTCACTCTTCACAAGGATGTCAATGCATACGTCGTAGTCATAGACAGCGACAACATTCATCCCCTGTGTGTGACCGATTAGAGCGCGGTCAAACCCGTCAGCAAGCAAGGCTTCCTCGTCGGCAAGGCGTTCCATAATCATGGCTTTGGCGTATGCGTCAGTCATCGTACTGGGCATGCTCCGGTTTCACAATCATCAATCTCTACCTCATCGATAGTAAGCTCCTCAATGCTCTTAATAGGAGTCACTGTGCTTGACATTTCCAGGTAGGTCTTTTCGTCGATTTCCTCCAGCGGAGCTTGCTTAAACCCATGGTCGCTGTGCAATAGGAAGGAAACAGACTTCACGTTTTTGTAGTTCTTCGAAAGCCACTCCTTTATCTGGTCTAGCTCCTCAAGGCGATAGTAGATTGTCACTGACACCGCGTTATCTGACCACTCGGCCTGGAGTCGTTTAATAACCTCTAGCTGATCGATCGCTGTCATGTCCTCTGCAAACTTAGTGTGCTCTGGGAACTTACATGGAAAGCTAACAACCACAGTAGACTTGTCTTCCGTGCCGTCAAAGTTCAACACGAACTCCACAGGGTACCCGTGCTGCCTGGCGGTAAGTGCCAGATCGCTATCAACCGCCATTCGGACTCGTCTAATGTAGTGTTGACTGTATCCTGGGTGAGCTCCTGGTGTAACGCCAGCAAGTAAACTAAGCGTTCCAGAAGGCTTGACTGTTGTAAGCTTAATAGATGCTGGGAATCCCGCCAGTCTAGAATATTCTTTGTCATATGATCGTAGGTAGTTGTAGCACTCGTCCAACCAACCGCGCTGTTCCTCGGTGGCCTGGAGGTACCCAGTCACTCCGATTCCCATTCGCATGTTTTTGTGGACGATGTCCTCTGTTTCTTTAATGGCACACTTGATCGACAGGCTGTGCTTGTTAATCCTGTAAAGATAACGAGCAACCTTTTTGAGCTCCTCGTAGTGCTCGATGTTAGGCAAATAGATCTCAGCCAAACAACATGTCTCAAAGTTAGCAAGGGACTGCTCCGCACAAGGATTGAATCCCTGCACGTCTGGATCAGGATACTCTACCTCAAACGTACGTCCCATCTTGCGTGAGGCGTCAAGGTTGATTAATCCATAAGGCTCGCCGTTTCCTCTGTAGCCTTCCCAAAACTCCTCTGGCAACAGCTCCATGTCTGAACAGATCACAGAATTGTTGGACATGGCTCTCCAGTTAGGTATGCCTCCAAGGTCCCATCGCTTTGCCTGTAGGTACTCGATGTCGTCGCAGTCACCAAGTGCAATCTGGGCGCTTCTGCGTACGTTTCCTGCCACTACAATCTTGCCGATGATGTTCATCACATCCAAGCAGTCGACAGGCCGTAATCGACGCCCTGAGCGATTGTTCAGGATCGCGTTGATCTCACCCATTCCCCAAACCAAATCCTCTGGTCCAGAAGCGGTGCCTCCAAAGCCTTTGATGGCAGACCCTTTAGATCGTATGAGGTGAGTAGCATAGGTGAAGTCCTCTCCTGTTACAAACGAAGACTCAAGTACACGACGAAGCAGCTCAACCCAGCCCTCTCTGCTGTCAGGCACAATAAAGTCTGCGTCGTTAGCGTCTATGCGGTCAACAGATACCCGGTTCTTTACTTTAGGCAGTTGGTATACGTTCTCTCGTTGGATATTAAACCCCACTCCCGACCCAAGCATGAGCATCTCGAATGCCCAGGTGAATGGACGGATAGGATCATCGACCACGACAAAGGCGCAGTTCTGCAAGGACGGAAGCCCTAGTCGATCGACTGTCTTTGTGCCTAGCTGCCAAAGGAATCGACCAGCGACGGTGCCTTTAAGCTCCATCATGATGCGTTTAAGCTCTCCCTCCTCAAACTGAGTGAAGCCAACGTTAAGCTGTTCGTCACAAGCTTTGACCACGCGGTCAACTGTGTCTTCCCATTCCTCGGTCGGTCCAGAATCACCTTCCAATGGACGGGCATAGGTTCTTTTAAAGACGGGGTAACCTACTTCTCCCCATGGTGTTTCATTTTTTTTCATTGTATTGTTTTGCTACTCTTTGGTATTGACTTCTCATAAACTCTGTGGCGGTCGGCACAACTCTAACCACCTCTCGCTCATGAGTCTTTTTTACGATCACGTAACGTTTGTCACGCTTCTTTCTAGGCACCCTGGATCGTGTCCTCTCACGCCTGTTGGCAAGGATCATGATTTCTTTTTGTTTATTTAAAATCATGTATCCCAAAACAAACAGACCTACGTCGGCCAGTAGTAAGATAACCTGCATCAAAAGAGATGTGTTATCCTAGCAACCTGACCGTGCTTAGGGTGGTGGACAAAACCCTCGACCGCCTTCGGTGCGTGTTGGTACCCGTTTCTGTGGTGCCAACTGTCCGCCCCTGATGGCGACCTTAACGACTCTATAGTGACTCCAGGATAATCTTTACTGGTTTTGTGATGGACGTGGTGTGTGTACACGTACCTGTGTTCAGTTTGAGACCAGTATAAAGGTGCCTCTGTAGCCATTAATAAGGGAAGGTCGTTTAGCTTCGCCCCATCGCCGTGTGTGCTTCCGATGAGGTTGTTGCCGTACTTGTAGTATTTGCGATGATTCAGGTTGGTGTCGAACGTCATGTTCGGCTCCTCTGAGAACCATGTTGCAATGATGTCACACAGGAAGAACCCATGGACGTAGTCGTGGTTGGAAGGGTTGTAAACAAAGTGAACCGGGGCAATTGATAACAGCGCCTCGATTACATCTATGTAAAGCTGCTTCGCCATCATGAAGTTGCTAAACCACATACCATCTGTATCCTGTGGGGTGCCAGAGGTGGTGGTCCTTCGCGGAGAGTCTATGTGCAGGATGTCGTTGCCTCCAATAAAAACGATCTGATCAATGTCAAACCCATGAGATTTATCGACGATCCCCTCAACGCCACGCAACACTCTAGCGACTGCCATGTTAGAGTCATAGTCCTCCCCTGTTTCGAAAGCCATAGAAAGCTTTCCGATATGAATGTCGGCTGGATCGATCACAAGACAATGCCCGTCTGAGTATTGTTTGTAGTCAAACCCTCCGTACTTCGGGGCGTAGGATTTCATGTCGTCAATAAGCGAGTCACGGATCTCAGTCCAGTCCACGGTTTTGTTGTTCTTTACATGCAAAGAGAAGTGATCCCCTTTAAACCAGTAGGAACTAACCTTGTCAGCAGGCACTCCATTTGCCTCAGCAAACCCAACCATGTTCTCGTGAGCCTCATCTTTAGGAATCATACGGCTTATCTGCTTGCGTATGGTCTCCTCCGATTGGCTCAACTCAGCCTCGTCCTTTAGCTTAATGGCAATCTCTGTGTTGGAAAGGCCCATTTTCCTCAGCTCAAGGATTCTGTTCAAGTGTTCAGAATATTTACTCATTCTTTGTTATTTCAAATATGTCAAGGAAATCATTTATGCTTTCGTTGTTTTCATACATGTGTATTAAATCCTTTAGGTTAAAAAGCTGTGAGTCTGTAGGCGATTTTTTTAAATCAAACCCAGCATTGTAATTAGATTTTCTGTCATAGATTCCACAAGCCTTGCAAGCGCCGTAAAGAAGAGCCTCCTCTAGGTACTCGTTCGAAACTCGATCGAGATAAAGGTTTTTGCTACAGTCATAGTAACCGTCGGCAATGCTCCTCATCATGTCCACCTTGTGTTTGTCAACACCAGATATCGAGAACGTCATCCCAGCAGAGTTAGCAAACTTCATGTCCGCTAAATATGCTTGGGGAGCGCGAAAGTAACCCAGAGCATCTGATATTTTCTTGTATGGCAAGTACGCTACGTTACGCAAAAACCAGGCAATCAACCTGCGATCTCCACAGTGCCTAGCCGACGAACAATCGAACTCTCCTAGTATGTCCGATGTCAGCCAATCTATTTCATTATTGTCTAAAAACTTAGTGTTGTTTAGTTGTTGTAGTATGTTCATTTTAGCAGGTTAAACGTTTGTTTAAAATCCCTCTCGTTAGAAACCTTAAACAGGAACTTGTGCTGTCTCTTACCAGCAGACTCCTGGAAAACGCCATGGGACTTACACTTACCCTTCAGGGTTCGCATCGTTCCCAACTTGTTTCCATTCAGCCCACAGAAGTAGTTGTATGCACCGAACAGGTTTGACTGATGAATCCATTTTGAGTGCTCGTCCTCCTGGCCCTTCTTTATGATCTCAACACCTGCACTCCCCAGGAAGGAAAGAAAGGTGTCTCCATCGTAACGAAGATCGTCCAGGGCCTGAGCCAAAGCGTCTGGTCTGACCATGCGACCATGGTTGTTTTGCATTTCAATCAGACAGGCCACCATGTCCAACACCATCTCCCGCTGTTCGTTGGGCGAGGCCAGCTTCAACCCAATAAAAGGGTCTCTGTTCCTCTCCTCCACGGGGTTGTTAAACTGAATGATGTCAATCCGTCGGCTTATCCCTGAGTCTCCAAGGGCGTGTGTAAAACCAATCTCGTTAGAAGCAACGATCAGCGAGGCCCTCGGCACAAAGTATTCAACCTCTTTGTACAATCGACGCCCGCTTATTTCCTCCTTAGAAACGATCTGTTTCAACACGTCCTTGTTGCCAAGGTTTCCTGATGCGTCACCGCAGATGCAAAGGATGTGGTTAGCCAGGTCGATCCTGTATCGGCTCTCGTCCTTGGTTAGGTTCCTTAAATCATCTACTCGGCACGCATTCTGTTTCCCTATTGCCGCAACCACTGCGTCAATAAGTGTAGATTTACCGCTTGCTCCGACACCCATAAGCAGCAACATTCTCTGTGCGTGCATAGGGTCTCCTGCAATGGCGTTAATGAAAGAAGAAAGTACATACCTCCTCATCTCCTCGTTAGGGATGATTTGTTCTATGAACTTACTCCAAACAATAGATCGCTCTCGGTCTCCATGGTAATTGAAGGGAAGGCAGTATGTAAATACCGACCTGTGATCATGCCCCTCCAAAAACTCAAGAGACGTTTGCGATATCATTAATCGCCCGTCTCGGAAGTTCAAGCCTCTTGGATTCATGTCTAGGTCCACTCCGTACCGATCGATACAGGCGCTCAGAGACTTCTCCGTTGCTCTTAAAACATCCGGGTCAATAGCAAACGATATTGGAAGATTCAACCTGTTCAGGGCCGCCTCCATTATGTCGTACATCTTTCCAGCCTCATAATATCTCCCATTGAATAGATGCACAACCTGTCCTAGCATGAGCACGGGCGTTCTTGCCTCGTTTGCTGCCCAGTTTATGACGGCTGCCAACGACGAAGGCATAGCTTTCTGAGGAATCTTCTTGTCCTCTCCAACTAAATGAAACCTCGTGTCGTCGGTCATCGCTTCAATATTTGATATTACTTTTTCCATTCATGGATTCTATTTTGCCCTCTAGTAAAGATAGGCGTTCAAAAATCACAGACAGGGTGAGGTTCAACGTCTCTTCAGGAACCACTTCTTCTTTTGCTTCTAAAAAGGAAAGGACATCAGACTGCACGTCCATTGATCCATCTTCTGAGAAGGTCAACTCGGTTCCGCAGATGTCGTTTCCAAAGTCAGACACCGTGTCTTCCAGGATACTCCACAGCAGGTCAGCTTTATCTGTCTCTAAATCGAGACAAGACTCCGCCCTGTTGCCAAGGACCTCAAGGAAGTCCTTTAGCAACAAGTAGGCGTAAGCTCTTGCGTTTAAGTTAGCTTCTGGCTTCGGCATCAGAACGGCATGTCGTTTGATTGGCTCTCGGCTTTCGGCTCAGAGGTGCTTGCACCCTGACTGCCTTCATTGGACTTGCCTTCCATGCACTGCCATGCCTTAGCGTTTCCTACGATTGGCGTTCTTGGATACTCACCTCCACTGGCTTTGACCTCGTCACGAACAGCCTTTGGTAAGCCTTGACTCACGAAGTAGTCATTGCCGTACTCATTATCAGGGGTGTTGACCAACTTGAGGTCTAGATACCTTGCTCCGTTTTTGCCAGGAGTTATGTACTTGTCATCGATTTTGTTTAGGTCGATCGATAGCGACACGCTTTTAGGGATTGTCATTCTTTGATAAATTTTCGATAAATAATCTGATCTGCTTTTGTGAGGGGTTCGGTACATTAGTGAAGTGTTGTTGGTTCATCTTGAGTCGAATGATCAGTTCTTCTAGCGACTCAGGAGTGAATTTGCCTTCAATAATATCGTCTTCTATTACTCTTTCTTCATCTTGGTCTATTGTTGAGGTTCTTAATAATGCGAGCAGCCACGTTTGGGTGCTCCAGGTTACGTTCGGCACACCTTCTATCGGTGTGTTGAGTAGATCTTCTACCCAATCATATTCATCACTCATTGATCTCGTCTTCTCCAAACACATTTAAAGTGTAGAGGTCAGACATTTTAAGGATACATCTTGAGAGTGCTCTTTTTTCCGCCATAGCGATTGGGTAAGCTTGAGCACCTCCTCTTGTGTTCTTGGGTGATGACTCTCCAAAGGTTTGGGTCATCTTCGTTAGCGACTTGTCTTCTTGCTCTATATGGCCTATCGCCTTGACTACAAACTTGTTGTCTTGGGGGCTGCTAAACTCAGGCACTGTGTCAAAGTAAACAACAGCGTTCAGGCCATTCTGTATCTTCTCAATACCTCGCCTGGAGATTATTACAAACCCTTGGGGTGACTTCCAGAAGTCGGTTGCCTGAAGGTCGTACTTCTCGGCTAATGCCTTGAATCTTTTTATTTCATCGTCTTTCATTTTGCAAATTTAATCGTTTTTGTTTAAAATCCTATAGTCGTTCCATATTTTTTTCCAGTCAGGTTCTTCCGGCATGACAAACGACTTGTTGTATCGCCTACAAGCGAGGGCAGACAGGTAAAGCGTAACTGAAGCAGGACACGGATAGTCTTTGTTCCAACGGGGAGGGTTAGGCCAGTGCTTAGGTATCGCCATCGAGCATCTTCTTTAAGAACACATTGTTGTTCCTCATTTCTGCATTAAGATCCTCTCTCAGGTTCTTTATGGTTCTTGATTGCCAGTCGTTCTCTAGGATCAGCAACAGACCTAGCGAAGCAACCTCTCTAAGATTCTCATACTTCTGCTTGCCAATGCTCTCAGGGGTTGACTTGCTCACGAAGTCAGCCATCATTTCAAGCCTAACTTTTAGCTTGTTTCTTGCTGCTAAGAACTTCAGTTCAGTCGCTTGATCCTCTGTCATAAGTTCTTGGCTTTAGGTTGTGTAACTTCATGCGTTCTGCGTACAGAGTTTGCGACCAGTCGTTGAAGTCAGTCGTCTTCTGGGCATGAACAGTCGACATAATCCTTGGGGCAGTCGGTGCAATTAGAATAGAGCCAGTTGGTGACTTGATCTGAGTCCGTTTCGTTAGCAAGTTCTTCAAGGTTTTGTATAGCATCTTTCGTTAGTTTTTCTACTTCAAGTTCAATCAGTATGTTCAGATAATGTTTTGCCTTCTTGAGGTCTTCTAGTCCGTTCTTAGCCTGATATCGGCTGACGTACTTTATGACATTGCCTTCTAGGTAGCCTATGTCGTTCTTGACAATGTATTCCAGTGGCTGGATCTCCATTGTTTTGTAGTGGTCACCGCCCACTTGCCGTTTGTCCTTGCTCATTTGTCTTGGTAATTAACTGTTGGTAAAAATGCATCATGTCGTAGTTCTTGTCAAGCTCTGACAGCTCGTAGCAGTGCTCGTAGTATTCTCTAATGCTACTGCACGCCTTTGGGGGGTAGTTTGATTTACTCATAGGTCATGTATTGTGCCGTCTGTTTCTATTTGATGCGTGGTTGTAAACATATTGTATCCTTTGTCAAACACCTCTTCAACAGTTACCAATATGCTTTCGTCTTCTTGAATCTCGAAGTGGAAGGTGTGGTCAACAGGGGTTGCTTCTAGGTTGCCTTGAGAGTTAAGCTGGCACTTCATGCCGTGATCAATTACTATCTCGTTAAAACCAATTGGATTAGCAAGAGCATGGTCGTCCTTGATGATGCTGATTGACTGCTCCTGGGCTTCTGTTATTTCATACTTCATTGTCTTGGGGTTTGTCCAAAGGTACGTTAATTACTGAATGGGTCACGTCATTCTTGCTCACAACGATTGTTAAAATATCTTCAGCATCATTGTTTGTCTCGATTGTAACTCCCTGTATTTCTGCTTTCATACTTTTTAGATTGGTTGTATACTGTTTTTAGATGAGGTACTTTTAAGCCAAACATTCTTGACATAAAGTACACGCTGTCTAGGACTTCTTTTTCAATTACCATGGGTTAGGAATGAATGATTTGGAGCAATGTAGTTCTTGATATTCTGCAATCCAAACTTTCCGTAATGTTTCTCATGCATAGCCTCCAGGTAATCCACCTCTTCTTGGTGTGCATCGCCACGCTTGACATGGATCTTGGCTATGTCAATAGCGTGTAGTAGCTGTCGTTCTGTCAGTTTCATTGTTCTGTGTTTTTATTGTTCTCTCTTTGTTCTTTTCGTCTTAACGCTCTTGGTGATAGGTATCTACCAAGCTGTCTTGCGCCCGAAGAGACTACGCTAACCGTTGTCTCCTTGGAGTTTTTGTTTTGCTTTCTGCTCATGTTATTTGTTTCAGGTTTTATTTACCAAAAGACTCCCAATTAAAGTCGTCACGCATTGACCAAACAAAACAAGACACTTGTTCCCACACGAATTCGTATGCAGCGTCATCTTGGTCTGATTCAAGTCCATCTTTTAGATGAATTCTTATCAACCTGTCCATCAGCTCGTTTGTCAAGTCGTCAGTCAGCAGAAGAACCTTGTCCTTCTCTTTTTCTGAAGGGTACGCATTCTTCACAATGGTTTGTAGCTTAGTCATATTCTTCGTTTTAGGTTTTGATTAATGATACTGCATGCTAGGTCGTAGTGATTTTTGTATCCTCCCCACGTTTCTGTGTTGTTCTTGTGGTTGTTCCTGTGGTGGTTGACGCTTGATCGGTCAAGACCAAACAAGTCACCAAGCCTTGTGTCTGTTCTGTATCTTGACATAGCAACCATGAGAGCGACTCTTGGCTGTAGGTGCTCGTGCCTTCTTGACACTAGCTCCATAGGGACGTTTAACACTTCGTAGTAGTCATCAATTATTTTTGCTTCGTTCATTGTTCTAGGTATTCTATGTAATCAATCCATTCTAGTCCGTATAGGTCTTGTAGTTCTTCGTTAGTCATTGTCTCCATTTCCTTTGTCGTTTCCAATCACTTCTGATTCATTCCAACGACGTTTGATTTCGATGGGTACGTGGTAGTAGTTTCCTGTTACGGGATCGCGCCACGTTTCTAGTTCACCTGCATATGTTTCCTCTACGTATTCGAGGCGGTTAATGATTTCTTTTTTCATGTGGTATTTTTTATTCATTTGGTAGTGTGTCTGACGAGAAGAACGATATCATCTTCTACTTCTTGTTCATTTTCTTCTAGGCAATCGCCACATATATCGCAGAAGTCGTGGTCTTCCTCAGTCATTTGCTTATCGCAAAACTCGCAGTTGTATTCCTCGTTCATCGTTTGTTTGTATTGTATTGTTCTACTGCTTCATTGATAAGCTTTTCTGCCCATAACACGTATTCAGTGTCTTGGGATGAGCCATCGATTTGAAACCCGCACTTGTTCAGGATGTTGCACATACTTTCTAGCGCATACATTCGTTCTGATATTTCGTCAAGGTCACGAGCCGCATCTTCTCCTAGTTCGCCCCAATATTCGCCTTCCTCTACGTGTTTTAGTAATCTCCGTATATTCTTCATGGTTCAGATGTTTAGTAGTTTAAAGATTTCTGTTCTGATGTCGCTCATTCTTGAGTACAGGTACTCTCGCTCTTCTTCGCTTTCTACGTCAGCCATAGCCGCTGTGAACTCTGATTCAAAGGCGGAGAAGCAAGCGTTCGATGCTTCGTACTCAATTGCGCTTACAGAGATGCTGTTTTGCATAGCTTCTTCTGCTTGATGTTTTTGTTCGTTCGTCATTTCTCGCTGTGGTTTATGGCGCATAAGCGCAGTTCGTGCATTTGTTGCTCTGTATTGGCTTTGAAGTCAAAGCGTTTCCATGATACTCCGTCGAAGGTAAAGTCATAGAGGTCTTCGTAGAGCGTGGTGTCATGAACCTCGATTACTACGAGTGCATCATCGGGGTATTCCGACATCAGGTCAATCAATTCTTTCTTTGTCATGTGTTCTTTGTTTTTACAATGTTAGTGTTCTTTGTTCTTACTCGCAAATATCAGTTGTTAAAATGTTACGTCCGTCTGTCCATAGGGTCTCTATCTCTTGGTTGTCTAGGTTGTCGCTCTCGTTGCGCCCCATCCAATAGGGTTTGATTCTTGGGTTGAAGCGAACGAAGTCGTCGATGTGGGTCTGAGGTATCTTCCTGTCGAGTACTCTTACGTTCTCGCAGTCAATCCATGCACAGACCGTCTTGTTTGCTCCTTCGTTGATCTTCTTGGCTGTCGAGGCTTGGTTCCTGAGTTTGCACTTGCTCATCAGTAGCGTCACTTCTTCGGGGTCGTAGTACTGCACTTCTTTGGAGTCAACAAGCTTGACTTGCCACTTCATGAAGTTCTCGCCTTGTGCGAGGTGAAATCTTACTTTGTACATTGTCTTGGGGTTTATAGTTATTTTCCGTCGTCGTATTGTAGGTCTTCAGGGTCATCATCGTCCCATTCTGTATAGTACAGAATGTCCATCTGCCATGCAATCGTTAGTAACTCTTGGTCGCTTTCTTCGTTGTTGTTAGCCTTCTTGAGGGCAGAGAAGAATTCTTCGCTTTCCCATGGGCATTCGAGGGTTTCTATCGTAGCTTGGTTTGCCATTACTAAGACATCGTCTCTGTCGTTTTTTCTTAGTTGGTCAATCGTGTCTTTTAGATACTTCGTGTAGAATGTGCCTCCATACCACACCCACCCTTCGGTCATTCCTTCTTGGGTTACGTCGCATTGTCTTGGGTATTTCATAGTCTTGGGGTTTAGTAAAAGGTTGACATTGCTGATTCCAGTACGTCCTTGGTTGCTAACGTCACGCTATCGACAATGGGGTTTAGCTTGTCGGTGTATTCGTACTGCTTGACAGCTTTCTTGATTGCACTTCGCTTCGTCTTTGCCCACACTGTATTCCATCCTCCTTCTTCGAAGGTGAAGATGTATTCTTTCTGTTGTATTTCTTTCATGGTCTTACACTTTTGGGTTTGTATTCATTAAGTGGTCTTCGTATCGGTCTTGAGAGGTCTTGAAGGTCAAGTCGTGCCAGTCTTCGTATAGTCCATCAAAGGACACTCCCGGTCCTAACTTGTTCTTGTAATCCATCTGCATCAGTTGATCGCGGACGATGTTCTTGATGTGTTGGATTGTTTCGTCAGCGTCTTGCCAATCGTTGTCTACTTCGAAGTCGAGTTCGAATTTTATTGTTCCTGTCATGATTTCTATTTGTCGTTATTGAATGCTTCGATAAGGTCTTGAGGGAAGACTCGCTTGGAGTTTTCGAATATCTCTTCGGTGTCGTTGCCAAAATGGTCTTTGACTAAGTACGTTCCGATGTACTTGATTGATTTGATGTGTGCTTTCTGAATGAATTGTCCGATGTAGAAGTAGAATTCTCCATAGTTGAGTTTTAGTTTTGGTATGTACTGAAGTTTGAATCCGTGCGTGCTGTCTACTTTTATGATGTAAAACTTACGTGGTTTCTTGAGGGTGAAGTTCTTGTCGCTCATGGTTTCTAGTCGTTGATTCCGTATTGTGTTTTCATTGCTTGGTTCGCATCGGTTAGTCGCTTGCTGTATAGACTCGCAAGCCACTCGATGTGAGGTGGTGACATTTGGATTCCGTATGCACCGCTTCGGTCTTCGTTCCATACCCGAAGGGTGATATCGAATCCTGATACCACAGGCTTGAATCCTTGAAGCGTTAACTCTTGAGCCGCTTGCTTGATTGTGATTTGTCGTTCTTTCATCTTTGACATGTTTCTTGGTTTATTGATTGCTCCACCGGTTGCGGATTGCTACCCAAACGATGGCTTGGAATTCGTAGCCCTTGATGCCAAACTCTTTGGCGACCTTGAGCGTTTCTTCTTGGATGACTTTGTATTGTAGAGGGGTTATGGTGGATTGTAATTCTTTGCGCTTGTTGCTTCTCGTCTGACAGGCTCGCAAGTGCCATACATCGATGGTCACGAATTTGTCGTCAAGTTCTCCGACGTTCTTGGCGAAGGCGTAGGTTTTTGGTGACCTGGCAAGGATCTCTTGGTTGCCTCTTGCTATCTCAAAAGCTTTAAGCTTGTTGTTTGTGTACGTGCATACTTTTACAGCAATGCTTGACTGCTTGTTTTCGACAGCATTGAGCACCGCTCTTGCATCGATTAGGTTTCGTTTCCATTTGTTGTTCGGACTTAGTGCGCTGATAACGCCAGCAGTCACCAAGGGTGAGAAGTTCTTGCCAGCCATTTCGTTTGCGGCTTCGTTCGCTCTTGCGTACCAATTCAATCCGTCTTGTATTTCTTGGTCGCTTGCTTGGTTGAACCAATGGCGAAGGTTTGAGCGGAGAGCCGCCCGCACCATCGCATTCTTGGTTACGTCTGATAAGGTCATGAGTTCTCTTTTTTGAGTTCTTGGTTTATATAATTGCATTGCTCATCAGTCAGGCTTCCGTACTTCTCAATATGAGATGCCATGAATGATTTTGCTCTTTCTAAATTGCCTTTGCTTACGTGGTATACAACCTTTGGCAGGTATCCGTTTGGATATTTGTTCATGATTTCTTGGGTTTTAGTTTTCGAGTTTGTCGATAGCCTTGATCAGTGCGACACATTTCTTGTCAAGTTCGTACATTTTGTCGAATGTTGCTCTTTTGTTTGCGCGGTTCTCTTTTGCTTTTAGCGATTCCTTGTCTTTAATTTCTTGTTCTTCGTCGTCTAATCGACGCCATTCCTTTGCAAAGGCTTGATAGTTTAGTTCGGTATATTTCCACTGCGACCTAAGTTCGCAGATTATTTCGTTTTCGAATTTGTTCATGATTTCTTGGATTTGAAGATTAATTTGATTGTGTATTCGATTAGTTCCCAAATTGCCACAACGATTCCGAAGGTGGAAAAAAGGATAAAGGAGGTAAGTACGTCTTGCATATGTTAAATTTTAGGGCATGGTTTTGTATTACGTCGGATGAATTCCGAACGTGATTCCGTGTTTAGTGAGGTGGACTCCCTCGATATTTTAGGTCTGTTATTTTCGTTTGGCTCTGCGGCTCTCGCGTTGTTCGGTCGCTCGTTCGGCTCGTTGTATGGCTCTGCTCAAATGGTCGTTGTTTAGATTGTCGTGGCGGTGGTCGGTGATTCGTCGATATTTCGAGTTGCGGGATTTTCCGTTGGTCAATTTCATAACGTTTCGAGTTTGTCGGTGGATTCGTATTCGGTGAGTAATTGGCGCATTGCATATATAAAGGCGGATTCTGAAAGGTTCATCGATGTTAGCGTTTCGATGCATTCTAATAGGTCTGTACGTGTGCTCATATCGTGCTGTGTTTGTGTGTGTGTTTGTTTCGTTTGATGGGGCAAATATTGGACGAGCATTTCGTTCTCAAACTATCGTGTCCAAAGTACATATAATAATTCGTAACTCACTGAGTATCAAGCAGTTAGCACCTATTTTTAGGGGTGTCCAAAGTACACGATATTTTTGTAACTCGTTGATTGTCAGTGCGTTACCCCTGTTTGAAATTTTTTTTCGTATTTTCGACATAAAGGTTAAAAAGCTCGATGAAACACCGATAATGTTCGACGAATATGGCTTTTTTTTCACCCGTGTCCAAAGTACACGATATTTTTGCTAACTCACTGAGTATCAAGCATTTACGCGTAACTCACTGAGTATCAAGCATTTAGCAAATGGGGCGGCTCGCGTCTAATACACGACAATCACAATTCCAAATTATTATACAATTATTCGACGAAGAGCGGAAAACAATCGACGAACAGGCGATATTAACCCATGAATACGAGTCAAGTATTTTAACAAATATCTTTATCGAAGATTATCCGCTATTAATCGGGTAAAAACAGCCATTCATGGGTACTTTTTTGATAGAGCGTATAACGAAAGGCGAAAGGTACTAGGATACCAAAAAGCACCTAAATGCGCTTAAAACGCCTTAAAACGTGTCATGTCACAACACGTATACGAGTCAAGCTTTAAATGTTAATTCTATTCAAAGTTATCAACAAAGTTATCAACACTGCGCAATGGCTCGCGTATACGTAAAAAAGCAACACGTTCGACGGCGTTAACATATTTTAACATTTTAGTATTCACTGAATTGTATCGTGTACATTGGACACGATGTTGGAATTTCGATGAACGAACTATAATCATCGATGAACGATATATAATCATCGACGAATCGACGAACAGCACATTATCATCGACGAACACGCTATAATTATCGACGAAGGGTAGGTGTACTTTGGACACGATATGGCAGTGAACGGGGACCGTCGGCGGGCGGGCTTTCTTTAAACGCGTTTCAACACGAGGAGGGGGGAGTTAAAGTCACCCTAATCTCACTTTCGTCAGGATTTCGTCACCCATTTAGAGGTACGGGGGGGTGACATAGATCCCGCAGGGTGAGATAAAAAGAACCAACTCACCAAAAACTCACCCACTCTAGCGACAGTGTTTTCAAGGGCTACACCCCTTTTGGGTGAGAAGGTGACATATTTATTCTAAAAGTATATCTAGACCGAAATGGTCAATAGGAAAAAGTTTCCGAAATAAAGTCACCCTCGTCACCCTACATTTGATTTATGGAACTCAAAAGGAAATCGAGGCGCAAACCTTGGCTTGCTAAAAAGCAGGGAAGGAACAGGCGGAAGCTCGAAGGAGGAAACCTGGTTCGTCCGTTCGAGGGAGTGGCGAGCAACGGGTTCTACAAGACCTCTCAGTGGAGATCGACACGGGAGGCTGTGCTGAACCGGGATGCCATATGTCAGTGGTGTTTGCACCTAGGCAAGGTGACAGAAGCGAACGAGGCAGATCACGTAATCCCACTCAACCGATGTGACAACAAAGGCATTTCTGGCTACGACCAAAGTAACATTGTGGGCAGTTGTCGGAGTTGTAACGCCAGGAGAGCGTCCTATGAAGCCAACGGTGTTAGGTTCGATGACTTTGACAGCTGCGTTAAATACATGAGAAAGAAACTTTATGGAAATGAAGAAGGTTCTGATAAACAGTATGGGTTGGACTGAGGTTGAGAAGGATAGTTTTAAGAGCTATCTTTGTGACATGGCTGAAGAGTATGAGTGTCACATCGAGGTGATCGAAGGTGTTGACTCAAAGATGGACATCTCAGTCGAGACCGATGACGAGAGAGTGGTGTATATGATCATGCAGGAAGGACTTGTTTAATGAAGAGAAAGCAGAGTAATCACGCAGACTCCAAATCCAGCAAACTATTGAAGAAGAAAGCAAAAGGAAAGCCGAGAGCCGAGAAGAAGTACACGCACGCTCAGATGAAGAAGAAGGTGGACGAGTGGTGCAGTAAGTACGTTCGTTGGAGTTCGGCTGACGAGGACGGTATCGCACGTTGCTACACATGTGGCAAGGAGGATCACGTATCTAAATTACAGGCCGGGCACTTCGCTAGTCGAAGGTACATGAATACGAGGTGGGATCATGAGTGGAATATTAGAACCCAGTGCATATCTTGCAACCTCTACTCCCAGGGCGAACAGTGGATATTTGGTCAGGCCCTGGACAAGGAGCAACCTGGCGTGTCTGCGGAAGTAATGCTCCGCGCCAAACAACTAAAAAAATTTGGCATGCCAGAGCTTAGAAAAATGTACGAGTGGTACAAAGAACAATGTGAGGAGATGGCCAAAAAGAAGCGGGTCAGAATAAAAAAATTTTAAAGCATGAGTTTAAGAAAGGCTCACAAATCGGTGTATGAAGTGGTAAGGAGCACGTTGGACGCAAGTTCAGCGACCTCGCACATCAAGGCATCAATCGGCACCAGGTTCCAGGCAGAGCAAAATCCTGAAGTTATTATTCAACAAAACAGCTTTGACACAAACGAACTGAACAGTAGAGACTTCGGTACATTTGAGATATCTGTTTACTGCTACTCTAACAGTTACACAGAAGCAGCTAATGTGGCAGACACTATTTTTTTAGCGGTACAAAATAGCCCTCTTTACGACCTTGTAGAGGATGGTGTTACAACCACCTACCACTTGAAGAACCTGGATTTGTTTCTAGAGTATTACGACGAGGACGGATACGAAAGCAACGTGCTGATCAGAGCGATTGAAGCGTAATGGCTAACAAAAGCACTCTTTTGCAGAAAATGAGGGAGTCCACGACACCCGCAAAGGATGAGGTAAAGAAAATCTTAAAGTCTGACGCTAAGAAGCACCAGGACCTGAAGCCGATCGTGAATCTAGACCATGAGGGAGAGCGTATGTTCACCATGGTGTTGGACTACCTTGACGAGACTGGATTGCTAGAGAGTGTTGATGTTGTTACAATAACAATGCTTGCAAAGAACCTGTCTATGTTCGTGATGATTTCTAGAGAAATACAGACCATAGACGATATAGTGCAGGTTTATGACAACGGATCGTCGAATGTTAGCGGAAAAATGACCGCCTTGTCTAAAGTTCAGGGAGAGGTTGGAAAGCTTTCTGCAAAGTTAGGGTTGTCGCCAATGGATCGTGCTCGCATGATGGGTGCTGCTGTAAACGCAGCCTCGGCCAACAGCAAGCGTGCTGAAGGTGACGAAATAGATAACCTTGTCTAACACACAAAGACTTAATAGAATGTGGGATTACGTCGAGGGAATACTCGACGGGTCTGTTGTTGCGGGAAAATACGTGGTAAAAGCTTACGAAAGGTTTGCAAATGACCTAGAAAGAGTTGGAGACGATGACTTCCCCTGGGTGTTTGATGTAGAGACTGCTTCTAGGTATATTGCGTTTATAGAGACGGTTTGCCTGCACACTCGCGGCGAATGGTCTGGAAGACCGTTCATATTGTCTGACTGGCAAGTGGCTTTTATTGGGCAGCTATTTGGTTGGGTTCACAAGGACGATGTTAAAAAACGTAGGTTTACGACCGCACATTTCTTTGTTGCTCGTAAATCGGGCAAGTCACAGCTCGCCGCAGCTATAATACTTGCTATGTCCGTTCTCGATGACGACGGAGCGGGTCAGTTTGTTACAGCCGCTACGAAGAGAGATCAGGCCAAGGAGGTGTTCGATGAGATTAGGAGGTGCGTAAAAAAGTCACCCGCACTTGCTAAGAGGTTTACGGCCAATAGGCAAGAGATCCATGGCCCAAAAGACTGCATTATCAAGCCACTTTCCTCTGACGCAAACACATTGGACGGTTTAAGCTTAAACATAGGGTGTGTTGACGAGATGCACGCAATGAAGGACGGAGAGCTGTACCGGGTACTCGCTTCGTCTATGGGATCTCGTAAGTCTCCCCTTATGCTGGCCATCTCGACTGCCGGGTTTGTGCTGGACGGAGTAGCAACCGAGTTCGTAAAAGGTGGCAAAAAGGTACTTGACGGCTCCGTAATAAACGACAACCTGCTTTTTCTATGCTATGAGATAGACAAAGACGACGGAGACGAGTGGGACGATCCCGAAGCCTGGAAGAAAGCAAACCCAGGACTAGGAGCTTCTATCAGTATGGACTACCTACAGAAACAGTGCAACAACGCCAAGCTGTATGGCGGCAGGACCATCACGGAGTTCATGGTCAAACACTGCAATTTGTTCGTAGGAGCTCAGGATATATGGATTGAGGACGACTTGTGGATGTGTGAGTCCAACTTACTCATGCCTATAGACACGTCTTCGGAAAAAGTAGACGCATACCTGGGGCTTGACTTGGCAGCCACGGATGACATCACATCCTTCACCGTCGCGGTTGGGGACGTCGATAAAGGAATACAAATCCACAACTACTACTTCTTACCAGAAAGAGCCGTGCAACGCAGGCTAGAGAAGGACGAGGCTCATATATATGCCAACATAGAGACTTACGATAATGTTTTTGTAACAAAAGGCAATGTCACTGACTATAATGTCATAAGACGCATGTTGAGTGGTCACTATGTAATGGACGGGAAGGTTCAGTATGATCCAGACAACCTTTCAGAAAAGTATAACATAAAAGGCGTGGCTTATGACCGATGGAACTCCCTGAGTTTGATTAGAGACTTAGATGGTGACGGTGTCCCTTGCGACCCTTTTGGTCAGGGATATGCTTCTATGTCATTTCCTTCAAAGTTTTACGAGAAACTAGCACTGGAAGGCAAGCTTCATCACGGTGGCGATGAGGTTTTACGTTGGATGATGGGTAACGTATTTCTAAAGCTAGACCCTAGCGGAAACATAAAAGTAGACAAGTCAAAGTCAGGAGACAAGATCGACGGAGTTGTATCAGCGATCATGGCTATTGGCGAAATGCTCACCTTTGAGGAGGAGGAAGTCGCGCCAGACTTCGAGTTCTTTATGTCGGTTGTAGGAATGTAGTCTAAAAATTCTTCTAGTACCACTACCTCTGTAGTATATTCGCGCCAATGGCCAGGGAACGCAACCTCTTTCAACGTATTTTAGGACTGAACAAGGAAGAGCGAGCTGCTGCTCCTGTCTTTCCTACTCAGGCCCACACGGGGTGGTTGAGCACTATTGTTAGTGACACCACGCTAAACTCTGGAGCTGATACATTAACCCTCTCTGCTGTCTACGCTTGCGTAAGCAAAATCTCAGACACGATTGCGTCTATGGCCGTTACGGTAGAGAAGGTAGACAAAGACGGTATTCGCCGTCCGATGCCGTCTCACCCGGTAAGCCGCATGATGGCCGTCGAACCAAACCCTATGATGGGTGCGTATGAGTTCTGGCAGATGATTGTCAGCGACGCGCTGCTCTACGGCATTGGTACAGCCTTGCTTCTCGACGATGAGATCTATTGGCTTCCTGCCACGGAGGTTCAGTCTAAGGTAGAGCCCGACGGCAGCCGCTGGTACACGTACACAGGTTCGCCTAGCCCAATCCCACAGGAGCAAATCCTGGAGGTCAAGGCTTTTAGGGGCAAGAACCCAACTAACATACAGATCCAAAACCTCAACACCGCCAAGTCGATCCAGAATTTCGGCAGCACGTTCTTTGAGAACGGCGGGATGCTCGGCGGTATCCTCACAACGAAGGAGCCGCTTACAATTGAGCAGATGAGGGAGGCCAGTGAGCGTTGGAAGCAGGAGTTTATGGGTAAGAAGAATGCCCACAAGGTCGCTATCTTGGGGGGTGGCTTTGCTTACCAACCGCTCTCTGTGCCTTTGGAGCAACTACAGTTTGTAGAAGTCAAGAAGCACACAGCGGAAGAGATCGCAAGGTTCTTCCAAGTCCCTCCAGCCATCATCGGCATGGAAGGCAACTCATCTTACGACAACTATGAACAGCAAACACTACAATTCTTCCAGGGGACAATCCTGCCGTGGGTGCGCCGAATCGAACTTGAAATCGAACGGAAAGTGCTACGAAAAGACAACAGCCTTTCCTGTCGGTTCGACATCGACTCCATGCTGCGGGCAGACTCCACTTCCCGGTCCAGCTACTATCACTCCCTCTTATCTGATGGAGTCCTATCGATCAATGAAGTCAGGTCTAAGGAAGGTTTGGCTCCGGTTCAAGGCGGTGACAACCACCATATACAACTTAATCAAATACCGCTTTCTTCTATGTCTGACTACGCTAGTGCTGTGGTTTCTAAAGGGGATGAACAGGGTTCTGACGGGGTTGATAACCAGGCGAAAATGAACCTAGAAGAAGACGAAAACAACCAATAACATGCCCACACACTACTTTGAAGTAAACAACGTGCGAACGAAGGGATCCACAGCCGCTGTGGGTACTGATGGCACTAAGATACAATTATCCACGACTCACCAGGCTTATTTCCAGGGTGCCGCCGATCCAGACGCGGCAGAACAGCTTGTAATGGTGAAAGAGCTGGCTAAAGCCATGAAGCTCTATGACTCTGCTGCCATTACGGTTTTGACTGGAGTTGTCGGAGACTTAGTCACCGCAGAAGACGGTGCGGCAGAAGACACCTCTCCGTGGCAACAGCGTGTAGGAAAGGGCGTCTGGCAGATCACTTATGGATACGATGCCGCAGCAAACGCTGCCGCGCTAACGGCGGCTATCGCAGCCTCAGTAATTAGTGACCTAGCATAATGGCAACCTACGGAGGATATCCACAGGCTGCTAAAAACCGCGCCAAAGCCGCTTTGAAACACAAGGAGGAGAAAGGCACGAGTTGTGGGACTAGCGTGGGCTGGACCAGGGCTAAGCAATTGTCTTCAGGCCAAAAGCTTACCCTGTCTACAGTGAAGCGTACCTTCTCTTTTTTGTCACGAGCTAAAACTTACGATCAAGGCAAGTTTACGAACGACAAAGGCAAGGATATTTGCGGGTCAATCATGTACGCTGCCTGGGGTGGTGATAGCATGAAGGGTTGGTGTGAACGCACGATCAACAAGGCTGAAAAAGAAAAGCGAGCCGCAGCGGACACCCTCAAGAAGAAGGCAGAAGACCATAACGAAGGGGTTGACGCAAGTTACAAGAAAACCACCAAGGCTACTTTGCAAAAAGTTTACAACCGAGGAATCGGAGCCTACAAGACAAACCCTGGCAGCGTAAGGCCGAGCGTCAAGTCTCCTGAGCAGTGGGCCTTTGCTAGAGTAAACAGCTATCTTTACGCCTTAAAGAATGAGAAGTTCCGAGGCGGAAAGCATGACACAGACCTCTTTCCAAAGGGGCATAAATTATCATCTAAATAAATAACCAATAATGGAAAACTTAGAAAAGAGGTCACTGAACTCCGACTTTGAGATCCGTTCCGAAAAGAACGGAAACGTAGTCGTGGAGGGATATGCCGCTCGATTTGAAGACGAGACCGTTATTGGCGGAAGGTTTGCCGAGCGAATTGCACGAGGTGCTTTTGACGGTGCTGACATGACTAACACTGTCGCTCTGTTCAATCACGACTGGAATATGCCATTGGCCCGCGTGGGTCGCGGATTAGAACTGGAAGTCGATGACAAGGGTCTCAAGTACCGATTTGAACTCGGAAGCCAGAGTTACGCGAAGGACCTAGCGGAGAACATCCGTATGGGCAACGTATCTACATCTAGCTTCGGATTCACGATCTCTGACGACTCATGGGAGAGCCGAGAGGACGGTGTCAACCTTCGTGTAATCAACGAAGTCGAAACATTGTTTGACGTGTCGCCTACCACTCAGGGTGCTTACCCAACTACAGAGGTTGCTTTGCGATCGATGGAGGCTTTCCTCGACGAAGGTGTAGAAGCTGAACTCCGAAAGCTCGAAGAAGAGGACGAGGAAGAGAAGGGCTACATGGACGAGGAAGAAGAGGAAGAAGAGAAAGCAGAGACACGACCTCCTGGCGTTGATTCCGATTACGATGGCGTAAAGGATGAGGACGAAGAAGACGAGGAAGAGAAGGAAGAAGAAGAGGAAGAGGACGAGGAGATGCGATCCGAAGAGGAGGAAGAAGAGGAAGAGGACGACGAGGAGCGCGAAGAAGAAGAGGAAGAGGACGAAGAAGAAGAGCGAGTAGATGAATTAGTAGATCCAGCAATTTTGCCGCATCCATATTCACAGGCGTTTAACACAGAAAAAAAGGAGCCAACCGAGGCTCGTAATAATAAATCAAACAAACAAAATTCCACTATGGGAAAAGAAAACAAGAAGAACGCTCCTGCGTTCGTCCAGGGCCTCGGCGATTCAGAGGCCCGCACTGCTAAGCAATTTAGCTTCGGCAAAATGGTAAAGGAAGCTGCTCAGGGCCGATTGACTGGTCTAGAGGCAGAGATGAACCAAGAGGCTCGTAACGAGTTCTCAAACGCAAAAGTAAACGTAGCGGGCGGTGTATGCGTCCCTGAGTTCGTTTTGCGTGCGAGTGCTCTTCCTATGTCTGCTGGCGCTAGTGCCGCTGATGTAAACACCGCTTTCGGGGGTGAGATTGGTACGGTAGACAACGGCCTGGTTGAGTCATTCCGACCAAACGACTTGGCTGCTCAGATGGGTGTCCGAAACTTGGGTAACTTGACTGGTGATGTCGTGTTCCAGGTTCAAAGTGCTTACCACGATACGGAAGCGACCAGCGGTCAAACACACGCGGGCTCGCCAAACGAAGCTGTAGCGAAAACTGCCAGCAATCCATTGTTTACTGCTAAGACTTTGTCTCCAACTCGTTACGCTGCTCACACACAGGTGACCGACCAGATGTTGGCTCAGTCTGCTGACGACATGGGGTCTTTCCTCGCTCGTGAGATTCGTTCAGCTATCGACCGAAAGTTCAACGCAGATATTATCGCTAAGATTGACACTGCATCAACAGACACAGCGTACGCTGCTGCAACTAACAACCCGCTCGACGTAGAGGCTTTGTTGTTGGGTGCAGAAGTTGATTTGGAAAACGTAGTTGCTTTGTGTGGAACAACGGCCTATCGTGAACTTCGTGCTTTGAGTATGGATGCTGGTTCTGGGATGTTGTTTGCAGACTCTCCTTTGACACGTCGTCAAATTATGGGGTACACTGCCTTTATCTCTTCTCAAGCAACAACGACTGACGCGTTCTTCTTTGACAAGCAGCAAATCGTAACTGGAACGTGGGGTGGATTAAACCTCATCGTTGACCCTTACACTGATGCAGACAAAGGTGTGACTCGAATGATTGCTAACGTATACCGAAGCGTTGAGACTCTTCAGGGCGCTGCTTTCCACGGCTTGACTGGCGTCGATTCATAATAAAGAGTAATAACCGAATGAAAGGGGGGCGGCTGTTGCGGTCGTCCCCTTTTTTTAAACCAAAGAAATGAAAACAATCGTCACCCAGAATTACTACGCAGAAGACCTAGTTCCTTTGTCCATTGTTCGTGGCCACTTGCGCTATGAGCAAGGGGAGGCTGACGATTTGATCAACTCATACCTCGAAGCATCGATGGACTACATGCTCACGACGACCAATCGTGTGTTCTGTTCTAGTACGCCCGCTTTGCACGAGGACTCGACCTACGCCCTCCAATCAGGAGACGCCGCCAAGCTGTCAACCGTGACGGTATATATGGATCGCTTTGACGCAAACGAATTCCAAACACTTCGTAACGTCACAGGATCGTATACCGTAGACGATATCGACTACCTGGACACGTCAGGAAACTACGTGGCCTACACAGACGCTAAGGCAAAGGTTAGAAATACAGGGTACCCAATCCAGATTGACTTCACAGGAGCAGAGGCTCCCGACGATCTCAACGAGGACCAGGACTACGACCTGTATAAGATTACTCTATCGGGAGGAGAGAATGTAAAAGACCTTCCCAAGCAATTTACCCAGGCAGCACTTATGCTCGTGGCGCACTATGATTCGCACCGGGAGGCTGAGTATGTAGGAGGTATCACCACGGAAATCAAAGAGGGTGTCCAGCGGCTGCTGGGCTCCGTAAGACGATACTGATGGCGGTACTTACTCCAGGCAGCATGAAGAATAAGATTTCCTTCTACAGGGAATCAATGACCGTTAGTAACGGAGGGGAAAAGATCAAGACAGTGTCTTTGGTCAAGCAAGACGTAGGCGCTGAGTTTAAGTACATAGGTACACCATCAGCAGGAGCATCGGAGGACCAGATCCAAGATCAGCGCACAGGTAA